GTCTCTCTTCGTTGTAACTTGGGGATGTACTTTGCGTACTTCATAAAGACCGTGATTTCGCTCAGGATCTCGTTTGATAATGTCATCATAAATTATTATTGTTTATAAATTGTTGTGTGTATAAATATGGTAGTTTTTACCATCCAATGCGATTTTTTACTTAATTAACGTGTTTAATTCGGAAAATTTATTAGCCAATGCTTGTCTTATGACTTCATCATTGTTTTGCATTAAAATCTTAGCCTCTTTTCCTAACACAGTACTTTCTGAGTAGATGTCAATCTTAGCTGTAGCCATATTCATCTTACTTGGGAATGTCAATCCATCTGGACCAAAACGATTCTTAATAATATGCCATCTACCTGTTCCACTAATCTTATCTGCTGTCTTACGTGATAATGAAACCACAAAGTCAGCTACCATTACTTTTGAATAAGACTCAGCAATCTTATCTGCCTCAATTACATCTTCTTCTAATGCTGATCTATTTGCTTGTGATGCTGTCCAAATAGGTACTTGGTATGTTCCTGCTAATCCACGAAGATCCTCATAGATATTACCTAACATAATATCATTTCGTACTGCTCCTTTTACTCCAGTATCTCTCAACAAATCAGCATAGTCTAATAGAATCATATCAGGTTTAACACCTTGCATAATGCACTTATCTAAGTGTGCTGAGATTGTGTTAACTGTTGCTGTCTTGGTTGGATAGTACTTAATGATTAACCTACCTTTTACTCCTTTAAGAGCTTCTGTAATCTCTTCTTGATGGAACTTTAAATCCTGCGATGGAATGCCTGTGTAGTGTGAGTCAAAGCGAGCTCCTACGTATGTTTCAGATAACTCTAAGGTATAGTAAACCACATTAAGTCCTTTCTTAGCTGCATAAGCTGCCATGTTAACTAATGCCATTGATTTACCAATACCAGCTGGTGCTACAAACACACCCATCTCACCACTACCTAAACCTCCGTCCATAACTTCGCTAAGGATGTCCCATGGCGTTTCTATAGTGTTTCTTTTATTCTCCACAAAACGAGCTGCAACATCGTCAATATAATCATGTCCTACATTCTTATCTGAACCAGCTTTCATTGCCTCATCAATACCAGTTTTAATCTCATCATATTTACCTGATTTTAATAAGTCGACTGATTTAAGGATTGCAGCTTTTAGCTTCTGGTTTTTGCAGAAGTCTAATGTCTTATCTTTAATGTATTGAGAATCCTCAGCGTCTGCAAACTTTAATACGTCTCGTATATTTTCTACTACAGTTGTCTTTAGCATATCCATATCAATACGATCTAACTCAACCTTTAATACTTCTAAAGTTGGAGGTGATTTGTACTCATTAAAATATTTTAACGATGTACTAGCTAACCATTGAGCTGACTCTGATGAAAAGAATTTTGGATCAATAATATCATGCACTTGTTGTAAAAAAGGTCTATCCTTCATTAACAATGCTAGCACTTTATTTTGGAATGCCGATCCGTAAAACTGTAATGTATCTTCTACTTGCATAACATAACCTTACTACTTTTTTTTCAATCTTCCAAAATATAATTGTCTAATTTTGAAGTTGTATCTTTAAGCCACATTTCTACGTTCTTAATTGCTGTAGTCATTCTATCTTCTATAAGCATTGAGTGGAATTTAATCTTGGCCAGTTTGTTATGTGGCTGTTCCATCATTCCAATGATTTTCATCTTATTACTCATATTAATGTTACTAACTCCTAGCTGTATAATTTCGAAATATAATCTTACATCTTTTTCTGCTTCTAATACTTTTTGATATATTTTCATCTTTGGATTGCTTGTAGCCAACTCGTTAGCATAAACAAAAAAATCATCAATAGTCATATTATCAGTTGCTAGTTTAGGAAACTTATCCCATACTGTTTTATCTCCTACACCATTTACTCCAGGAATGCAGTCACTATCATCTCCAATTAAGGATCTAAACAATGCAAAGTTTGCTGGTAGTACGCCATAAGTTTCTAATACGTCTTCAGCATAAAACATTTTCTTTTTAGTTGGACTCCATACGTGAGTACGATCATCTACTAATTGCATAAAGTCTTTATCAGAAGACATTATAAATACCTGAGAATCTTTTTGTTCTAGGTAGTCGTTTGAGATATAGGCAATCACATCATCTGCTTCTGCTTTATCCGCTACGAGTGTTGTTAGAGGCATTACGTCTAAATATTCGGTCAATCTCATCAGTTGGACTAATTGATTATCTTCCTTATCCACAGTCTCTGATCTATTTAATCTAATCGTAACTTTTCGTTTAGCTTTATAGTCTGGATATATTGATCTTCTTCGAGCTGAACCATCCTTGCCATCAAACACAATCACCAATCTAGTTGGATTGATTGCTTTGATTGCATGTCCCACACTCATTAGAAATCCTGAGATTCCACCGACATGCTCACCATCACTATTAGTGACAGGGCTTGCTGCATAAGCTCTGATAAAAGTGTTGAGGCCGTCAACAATTAAAACCCTTGAGTTTTTGTGAACGGCCTCTTCATCTTCTTGTCGTAACCTGAGCTCGTTTATTAATGCTTGATATTTGTTTATCATGTATCTAATAAGTCTCCATCATCTAATGATATATCATCTGGATCAATTGGCTCATCACCTCTATACTTCATAATGAAAATATCACAGATTTTTTTGTAACAAAATTCTTTTAATTCTGGATCTTCTTCTAACATCCCCTTCCACTCTTTTGACATGAATCTCATCTCTTCACCGGTCATCTCATTCACCAAAGTATAATAAGCACCTCCCTGTTTTAAGATTCCATAATCTTTTAGTAAAGTTAACCAACTATTGTAGTCATCAATCCCTGAGTTAAAATATATATCAAATACTGCTTTCTTGAATGGAGGACCCATACGATTTTTAATTACTTGAGCTTCAGTTTGTACACCGATTATTTGCTCAGTCTTTCCAGTACCGCTTTTTAACTTGCCAACTCCTTTAAGTCTTATTCTACAACTTGCATGAAAACCTAAAGCCTTACCACCACTTGTAGTCCATTTATCACCGAACATTACACCCATCTTTTCTCGAAGTTGTGATGTGCAGATTAATAGTACTCTTTGTTTTGCAATAATGTTAGTAATCTTACGCATTGCTTTTGACATTAGGATAGCTTTTGAAGTTGCCCAACCATCTTTATCATAATCGGCATCTTGCTCTATCTTAGTAGTGGCTGCTGATACTGAATCTAATGCAATAGTAACTAAACGATCTTTTGAACTTTTACGAACTGTTTCGATAATATTCTCTACAGCTTCAAAAGAATCTTCAATAGTTTCTAAAGGTACGTATAGCATGTTTGATACATCTACCCCAACAGCTGTTAAAAACTCCTCACTCAAAGCATTCTCTGTATCAATGTACACTGCCAATCCACCTTTCTTTTGTGTATTTGCTAGTGCGTGTGCTACAATTAAACTCTTACCTGAAGCTTCCATACCCTGCAACTCAACAATACGACCTACTGGAAATCCTCCATTCGCTCTATTAGAAATAGCAAGGTCTAAGAGAGTGGATCCTGTTCCGACCCACTCTGTTAAATCTGTTGGTGTATCTTCCTGTCCACCTAAAAAGTGAGCAGCTTTAAAATCTTTGAATTTTTTATTCAAACCATCGGCTAGTAAGGAAGCCAATTCATCCCTTCCCGAAATCTCATCGGGTTTAATTTTTGTCTGCTTAGCCATTAATTTTAGGAATTAAATAGTGAATCGAATGCTGAAGAAATGTCTTCTGATTTTGTTGCTGTAGTAGCTCCTGTAATAGGTGTTGTTGCTGGTTTTGTACCATCTTGCGAACCTGAGTTTGGATCTAACCACTTTTGTAATGCGTCAGTCATTTCTTCATAAGAAAGTTCTGTGAATAGTTCTTTAAGATCTTTTTGACCATTAACGATTCTCTCAGCGATTTCTTTATCGGTAGTTGCTGGAGTTGTGTTTGGTTTAACACGAACTGTTGTTGTTGGAAATGCTCCTTCTTTCTCAGCTGCAGTGTACTCGACAGTAATGTCTCGTCCATTCATTAAATCTGTAATATCACCATAATCAGGATCTGAAATAATGCTTAATAACTCTGTAAAGATTTGTTTTCCAAATGACCAGAACTTAACACCTTCGTGTTCTAAACCACGAACGATAACCGGAGCATATATACGGAACTTTGGTTCGATTTTCTTACCTAATTTCCAATCATCTTTATCTCCTGATTTTTTTAATTTCTCCGCAAACTCCACGATAGGATCAGGTCGTCCAAATGAACTTGGAGATACCATTGTACGTTTTCCAATTTCATAATGGAAGTACATTTCTTGGAATGGATTGTTTTTGTCGAATGCGTAGGGTACGATACGTACTTGTTGTTTTCCTACTACGGGTTTCCACATATGCTCGTTAGCTTTGTTTCCACCTCCGCCATTACTGGCTTGTTGCATTGCTTGCAACTTTTGTTTGATTGCATCTAAATTGATTGCCATAACACTACTTGTTTTTAATTGTTTAAAATTTTAATTTACTTAACTCTATAAATATAAGGCTTTTTTTCTATACTTGCAACACTGTTGCTAAACTTTTTTTACTGCCTTTACTTCTAGTCTTACTCTTTATTATACTTAACTATACGTAACTTATTTTGATCTAGCAACTAATATGCTAATTCTTTTATTTGAATCATTTTACACTGAGTTTCTCCATCTGATAGTAATAAGATATCTTTATACTCGTGCCAATTGATCATATAGGATTTATCCAATACTCCATTGTTTAGTAGACGAATCAAACTATTCAAAGCATTAATGCTGTAGAATGTATTTGTTTCTTTTTTGCGATTGATTGATATTGTATCCTTTAATCTTCTCTCTGCTATGTTAGCATTATAAATGCATATAACATTATTTGGTTCTTCCACATATGTGTAACACTTCATGTTTGATACATCGTCAACACTATACGCTTTGTATATTTGTCCAATGCTTGTTGGAAGTTTATCTAGGTATGTGAATGTACACAATAATTGTGGTTTCATCTATTATTTCTTTTCTATTGCGTCAATTTGTTGTTTAATCTTTGCAATCTCCGCATCTTTCTGAGCTGCTTGCTTATCCAAATCCGCTTTCTTTTGTTTAAGTGCAGCTACTTTAACATCGTTAGCAGCATTAGCTGTATCCTCTAACTCATTAATAGATGTTTCTCTGATTGCCTTTTTAATCTCTTCACGGATTAGTTTTCTAAGTTCCGATAATCTCATGCTTAATATTTATTTCTTATAAATATGTCAAGAATGGATTAAACCCTCAAACTACCATAGCTATTTCCCTTCTTTATTTTAACTGGAAACTTCTCTATATCTATTGATTTTGGTATAACTGTCTCCAATAAAAAGTCTAGCTCTTGGTTTTTAACCTCGAATAGAATACTATCGTATGTGTATAAAATAGGTTTTGTTTCTTTGTCTTTTAATAGCTCGTGTATTTTTGTAAGGACCATTACATTAGACTCTGTCTCATACATCTGAATAAAGTAATTGAATAGCGTATACACCGTTATATCCTGATAATTAGCCATTACTAGTCTTCTGCCTGATATAGGACTTTCAATATAATTCTCATCTTCCATCTTCTTCCACAAATATCGAGCTAGATCATTAACCTTTGCAAAGAATGGAATGTGTAAGTATTGTTGGTGAATACCTCCATACATTTGTCTGAATGTTGCTTCTTTTGCTGCATCAATCTGATCTTGTGTTGGATTATCTGAGTTAGAATAATGTTTGGCTAAATGCTCGTAAACGTTATCTGCTCCAAAGTCGTATCCAACTAGCTGTGCAATCAATCTTGGATGGTATGAATTAAAGTCCAACTCAACTAATGTATAACCTTCTCGTGCTATAAAAGCTTCACGAGTCTCGTCATCTTTGTTTAAAGCTGCAAAGTTGATTCCACCAAACCTATTACTTGGTCTTCCTGTGGTTGTATAATAATTGTATTGAGTGTAGCTACGATCACCATCCTTGCTAAAAGTCCCTCCAAATCTTGTATTAAATTTTTCAACATCAATACTTAAACCATTCTTTTCAATATTATGAAATGCATCAACTAAATCTTGTTGATAGAAACTTAAACCTGATTGAATATTCTTCACCCATGATTCTTCCATAATAGTTAATGCAATCTCTTGATGCTTGTATAAGGATATTAATTCGTTTACTTTGTGGCATTGTTGATACTGTCTTGCGTAGTGTGATGCAATTGGTGCTTGTGTTGATTCATATCCGGTGTTTGTGTATAGATAATATTGCATCATTACATCAATGTATTTTGATGTATCATAACCAGAATACCTCAAAGCTGCAGTATCGTAGCAGTAAACCTCATAACCCTCCAAATAATCTAAGCTATCGTAGTTAAACAATCCTTCTGGATGTCCATTACTTATTGTGTATATTTTTCTGGTAGAAATCTGAATAACGATAAAACCAACT